TAGATTTTGGCTCTGGTAAACCCCAAATAGTTTCTAATCCTACTAGTACTACACAAGTTAGATATAGCGGAAGTTTTATAGTTACTAATATAAATGATGACGATTTAAACGTTGAAATTGATGTAAATGGTTGGACTGATAATGAAGGAAATGATTTGGATGAATATCTAACACCGGTAGTTGTAAATCCAAATTTATTTACAGTGCCGTCAAATAGCAATAAAAAAGTTAGTTTATCATTTGGAGTAAATAATTATCAAAGCATTTACCAACCAATTTCATTTACTGCTAGAACTACAATTGATTTTACTTTACCAGACACATATTTTCCTCAAGCAAGAACCGGAGTTCTCAAAGTGAATTTTGATAAAAATTCTTGTTTAATTACGACACGACCTAAAATAGTCGTGTCTCAAGCAAGTAATGTTGCTCGGTTAGAATATTTTGGTAAATTAAATGAAAATTGGACAACTATAAAAAACAAAGTTTTATCAAATCCGAATGCTATAACCGGAGTTACAGATGATAAAGTATTTAGTAAAGCAATAATTACAAGTTTACCAAATACAGGATGTGATTTACCAAGTTCAATCGTTGTAGATGGATATACAATAACATTAAATTGGAATTTAATAACAAATGGACAGCAATCTTATATTTGCAATGATAACTTTTTTTCAGGTACTTATAATATAACTTCTTCAAATGAATATTTAGGAACTTCTTATTTTAATATACTTTTTAAACGTCAAACTGATACTAGTTTAGTGGGAAGTTATATTAACTTAACACAGTTATTCGGAATTTCAAATCCATTTTAAAAAATTGAAAGTTTTTTATTTTTGAATAATATATATTTTTAGATGATGTTAGTTATGTCATCTACTGTAGTGCTCGAGTGAGGCTACTAGGTTAATAGGTTAATAACTTAACTATTAAAAGAAAGGAAATATATGAGTATTGTTAGATATAATCCAGCTATGCTGCGTAATGTAGATCGTGATGAGTTTTTAACTCCATTCGATCGTGTTTTTGATGAAGTGTTTGCCACGGCTTTTCCAGAACTAACCAAAGAATTTGGTGTTGGTTTTTTTGAAAAGCAAAGTTATCCCCGAGTAGATGTAGTAGACTATAATGATCGTGTTGAAATTCAAGCGGAAATTCCAGGCTTGAGTAAAGATGAAGTTACAGTTGAAGTGCAAGATAATGTACTTACTATTAGCGGTCAAAAAGTTAAGAAACTTGAAGAGAAAGATACTGGAGGCAAATACATTCGTAGAGAACTCAAACATAGTAACTTTAGGCGTAGTTTTACGCTCGGTGAGATTATTGATTCAGACAATCCAGAAGCTAAGTTTGAGAATGGATTACTTACGGTTACACTTAAAAAGGTAAAACCGAGTATCCCGCCTACTAAAAAGGTAAAGATTCTTTGATAAGTAAATACTGTGTTATGTTAACCCGTCATATAATGTGACGGGTTTTTTAATATTTATATATTTATAGATATGATTAAATTAGAACACCTCGTAATAGTAACTTCTATGCTTATAGCTGGATGTGCCGCTTACTTTAGTGTTTATGGCATAGGTTTATTGTTTTCAGGCGCCACAATAGCAGCTATAATCATGGCAGGATCGTTGGAATTAGGCAAATTAGTATCTACCAGTTGGTTATTTAGAAACTGGCATAAAGCTAATATATTATTAAAAACCTACATGACTGTAGCAGTATTAGTTTTAATTTGTATAACTTCATTGGGTATATTTGGCTTTTTGACCGCAGCATTTCAAAAAAGTTCGTTAGAAACAGAATTGTCTAACAGTAAAATAGTTGCGTTAGAAGAACAAAAAAGTCAAGAAACTAAGAAAATTGACTCTACAAAACAAGCTATTGATAATTTATTTAAGTTAAGAAGTAGTCAAGAAGGTAGATTGAGTGAAAGTATGACAAATGCTTTAATTGCAAGAAATCCTATTGCAATGCAAAATCTTCAAAATCAAATAAATGAACAAATTGAAGGTTTAAATAAACAAATGGAAAGTGAAAATGAAAAGTTAAAAGTTTCAGGTGAAAAAGTTGGTAAGTTAGATGAAGAAATCTTTAAGTTAAAAACCGATAATAGTTCCAAAAAAGACATAACTACATTTAAGTTTGTAGCACAAGAATTTAATACAACTATACAAACCGTGGTTAAGTGGTTTATTATAGTATTAATATGTGTATTTGACCCACTGGCTATAGTTTTATTATTAGCATATAATACATCATCAAAAAGAGTAGATTTACAGACAGATAGAGATTATGAACTTTACGAAGAAGATAAAAAAGAAGAACCAAAAGAAATAATTAAAGAGGTTATTGTAGAAAAACCCGTTGAAAAAATTGTTGAAGTAGAAAAAATTGTTGAAGTAGAAAAAATTGTTGAGGTAGAAAAACCAGTTGAAAAGATAGTTGAGAAAATAGTTGAAAAACCTAGAAAAAGAGCTCCTAGTGTTAGAGGTATGTTTAGTTTTTAAATAAAAAAAGTTATTTTTCAAAAAACTAGATATATTTACATAGTATGGGCGAACAAGAAATTGTTGAAATTTATAAACTTCTTAAAAAAGGATATGAAAAATCTGATTGGGATTTGATACAAGAAAGTATCGATTTTTTATCAGAATACGTTGATTCCGAAGAAGAAAATAACGAAGATTAAAATGTTTTTACTTGCTTCTGTTTTATCGTTATTGTTAATTTCTTTGATAATTAACATTTTTCTTTTCGTATCTTTAAAAAAAGCATTCAATCAAATCGATATTTTAGAGGATTGGTTAATTGATTTTAAACAATTAATTAATAATACTTATAAAAAATTGAAAAATATAGACGAACGATGTATATTTGAAAAGGATGATGATGTTGGTGTAATTTTTAAAAACATACTAGACATAATTGAACTAACAAACAAACGTATTCAAACTGATGATGACAAACCAAGAAATTTTAATGAAAAAAATAAAGAAACCTCTCGTTAAAAAAATCACAAAGTCAAAAAATCCAAAAATAAAATATTCTTTCGTAAAAAAGAAAAAACCAACGTTGAAGAAGAAAACGATTGAAAAGAAAAATTTTTCAAATATTGAAGTTCCAAGACTAGATTCTAAACCCAACGATTTACAATTAGAAAATGTAAATACTACCAATCAAGACGAAGATACCATTTCTGAAGACGGTGTAAGAAAAAAACGTAGAGGAAGAAACAAAAAAGAAAAGATATATTTTAGTAAAAAAACCGAAGAGGCTATTGTGGAATATAATGATGTTACGGATGATAAAATAAGAAACGAAATTTACGAAACGAGAATTAAGTATAGTTTTGAAAAATTGGTTGAAAATATTTTCAATACATTTAAATTTACTTATTTTGATAATAGTCCGCTTGAAATTCAAAAAGAAACAGTCAGTCATTTAGTATCCAATATACATAAATTTAAATCTGGTAAAGGTAAGGCATTTAGCTACTTTAGCATAGTAGCTAAAAACTATTTAATATTTCATAATAATAATAATTATAAGAGGTATAATCAACACGTAGATATCAGCGACACGCCTAGTGAGACATCTGTCTGTTTACAAACAGAAGACGCTCATCATAAGCAAGTTCAAACAGATGAATTGATGAAAATGTTAGTTTCCTATTGGGAAAAAAACGTACAGAAGATTTTTACCAAGTCGAAAGATTTAAATATTGCGTATGCTGTTATAGAACTTCTAAGAAATTGTGAAAGAATCGAGAATTTTAATAAAAAAACTTTATATCTCTATATTAGAGAATTGAGTAATTGTAAAACTCAACAAATAACGAAAATTATTAATAAAATGAAAAATTATCAAAATACAATCTGTCAAAACTATCAAGATAAAGGTCATTTTTAATAATGATTAAAACAATTAAAAACCACTCAAAAGAGTGGTTTTTTCTATTTATACCTGTATGGATACTAATTTTGAAATATACAAAGGTAAAAATTTTTCAAGTCTTTGTAAGGATATAGTAAAAAATTCAGAGAATAAAAAAGACCAAATTGATATTCTCATTTCTGAATTGAGAACTTTAATAAAAACTGTTAATGACGCGGTTATAATAGTTCCTTTGATAAAAGATTATTATGATGTGGGAGTTAAAAATGATGAACAACTTGTAAAATTAGCGTCTATTATACAAAAATTAGTTGCTAAAGGTGAATCGAGCGGCGAAGGAAATAATATGATTTTAAGTGAAGAAGACAGAAAACAATTAATGGACGAAGTATTAGTTATTGGAAAGAATCAATAATATGTTATCCACAGATATTACAAAAATCGTTAAAAGTCCAATCGTTAAAGATGGTAAAATACGTGATTTAATGGATTTAAATTCACAACTACAGCTTGCCGTTGTAGTTGATATTATCAATAATGAGAACCATCCTTTATTAAAAGAAAAAAATAAACCAAATGTAAATCCTCAAAATTTTCCCTTAAATTATAAAAGTTCTCCGTCAAGTGAAAAGGATGTAGACTATTCTTATTTCGGAAGAGCTAAAGTTAGAGTTATTTCATCCGAAATTAAAACTCCCAGAGAAAAATTACCATGGGCAATTCCAATTGACCAAACAATAACTCAATATCCGTTATTAAATGAGTTAGTTGTAGTTCAAAAAGTAGGCGATACGTATTTTTACAGTAAACCACTTAATAAATTTAATTTTTTTAATAATTTAGATTTTTCCGTTGAAACTGTTTATAGTTTAGAGGGAAATTCCGCAGTTCCATTTAAAGAGGATGTATCTAAAAAATCTTACATATCAGCTCCTATTTATAAAAAATACAATAATTTAGGATTTGCTGGAGAATATTTTATCACGAATCCTAATATTAGAAATGTAGTCAAATACGAAGGTGATACTGTTATTGAAAGTAGATTTGGTCAGTCAATAAGATTTGCAACTTATGATGAAAATCGTAATAATGATAAGTCTGATTTATATTTGTCATATAAAGTAAATAACTCTCTAAGAGATTCAAGTGGTGGGGGATATGGTAATCCGATGATTATTATACGAAATAGACAAAGAAATATTGCACAAGATACTGAAACACCTGGAGTACATAGAAAATTACCTAAAATTCCTAAAATAACTGAAAAAGAAAAAAATTACGGTGGTTTAATTTATGAAGATATAAATAATGATGGAACTACTATAGCAATAACAAGCGGAGTTACAGTTAGTAAATGGGTTACTTCCGTATATAAATCTATTTTTGGTAGAACAAGTAATAATAGTCCTACTGAAGAACAAGTTAAATATAATCCAAATGGAGCCAGTAATTTTATTTTTCCCAAATTAAATGGAGACCAAATTGTAGTTAATACGGATAGACTTGTTTTACAAAGTAGATTGGCTGAAACTTTACATTTTAGTAAAAAACGTTATGCAATTACAACGGACAGTGAATACACAGTTGATGCAAATGATCAAATCGTACTTACAACAAACCGTTTAACTTGTTTAAACTCTCCACAAATATTTTTAGGACAGTACGGAGAGACAAATGAACCAGCACTATTAGGACAAACAACTGTAGATTGGTTATACGATTTGTGTAATTGGCTACTAGACCACGTACATTGGTATAACCACGTACATCCACATCCTCACACACATATAGGTAATATGGGATATCCAACGTCTCCGCCTATACCTCCAAATACAATTAATTCAATTAGTAATCAAACCCAAATACCTGTACAACAAATTAAATTGAAATTACTTAGAGATAATTTGCACAAAACACTTAGTCGTCGTGTTTATTTAACAGGAGGTGGTTATGCAAAAGGAAATGATGGCGTTAAACCTAAAGATTCGGGTCCTGATTGTGTTGATCCGTTGAAAATTAATACAACTAATGGTACTGGTGTAATTGGTACGTTTAAAGGTAGAAATCGTAGAGAAGGTCCGGCCAGAACAAATTTTACATAACATGAAAAAATTTAAAGATCCATCTCCAGCTTTATCTGGACCTCCGTCAATGACAGTTTACGGTGGAAGGTTCGAAGCTCCCCAGGTAGATAGTCCCAATTTTAATCTACCACAAACTGTAAATACTTTGGACGTAAATGCTGCTGCTAGTGCTGCTAGTTCCGCAACATCTACCGGAGTTAATACAAATTTAGCTTTGGCTCAATCAGCAAATGCTCCGAGTGTTAATTCAAATTTAAGTAAAGTTGGAGAAATTGCTGCTGCTGCTGCAGGTCTTACAGCTTTAGGTTTCGGTTTGGCATCTCTCCTCGATGACGATGAAGAAGACTCCGATTCCAATTTACAAGCAGATGTTGGAGTTGGTGGTACTAATTTACAAACTAGTATAGGATTAAGCGGCGGAGGAGCTGGATTTAGTGGATTAAATTTAAATAATATTGCTAACGTAGGTGTAAATGCAGGTGTAAATGCAGGAATTAATGCAGGTGGTGTAGGAGTAAATGCTGGAGTAAATAGTGGAGTTGGTGTAAGTGGTGGAGTCGGTGGCATTGGTGTTACTACTGGAGTTAGTGCTGGTGTAAACACAGGTATAAATTTAGGCGGAGTAAATGTAGGAGTAGGCGGTTCTGTAAATAATGCTATAGGATCCATTGCAGGAGGTGTAAATTTAAGTTCTAATTGCGGCGTGAATGCTGCAATTAATTCGGGGGCAATTCCGGGTGTCGGTGTGAATGTTGGCGTAGGAGTAAACGTCAATCTACCAAATCTTTCAGGTTTAGGCGGACTTGGTTTAAATAATTTAAAATTGGGTGCTAGATTAAAATTTGATGCGCCTTGTATTAAAATAGACGGAATTGGCGCATTGTGGTTTCCCGATAAATATCCTCCTTCGAAATTATTTGGAAAATTTACATTACCAAACTTAGGTACTGTTTTAACTGGTAATCAAATTAATTTAGGTATAAATGCCGGAATAAATTTTGGTACTAACTTTAATACCGATTTATATAATTTTGCAGGCGCAGTTGGTATACCATTCAGTTTAAATGGTATAAATATTGGTGGTACCGCACAAGGAGCATTGGGTGGAATTGCGGGAGCATTGGGTGTAAATGCTAATATAGATTTATCGTGTTTAACAGGATTTGACCCTTGCAAACGTATACAAGCAGCTGCCTCTAAATTAAAAGCTGTCAGAGTTGGTATGCAGACACCAAAAGTACCTTTACCGGTCGTTGAACCAAGAACCAAAGTTGAAAAAGTTACAACAAATAGAAGGTCTCCAGTTTTAAATGAATTAATAAATTCACAAAATTTACAAACCGCTTAATAATTATATATAAGAATATGAAAATAGAAGCACTAAAAGAATATATTCGTAAAACAGTTCAACAAGAAGTTCGTAATGTTCTCAAAGAAGAACTCAAATATCAATTAACCGAAATGCTTTTGGGTAATCAAGTACAAAATTTGAGTAAATCGGTTTCAAAAGAGTCATTTATTGATAAATCCGAATCTTTAATTGAAGAAGAAACTTTACCGGAACCTCCTAAACCTAAAAAACATGTAAAATACACATCCAATCCAGTATTGAATGAGATTTTAAATCAAACACAGGGTGGAGTTCCTCAAGAAGGTCAAATGATTGGTTTAATAGGAGACGGTTTTGGTGGTAATGTTGGTAGAGAACAAATCAATGAGGTTAAAGCACCTGAAAACGCTCCAGAACCAGTTAAAACTGTATATCAAGCTATGAATAAAGATTATCGTTCATTGATGAAGGCTGTAGATAAGAAACGAAATAAGGGTTAATTATGGCTAATAAAGCAATAGGACTAAAAATACCCTTTCAACTTGGCAAAAATGGTTATTTTGAAACCAACGCTGATACTATGTCTCAAATCTCAAGTAATATTCAAAATTTACTGTTGACCAAACCCGGTGAAAGACGATTTAATAATAGCTTTGGCTCTTCTTTATATAAATTTTTATTCGATAGCTTCGGTGATTTAGATTCAGCTAAACAGATGGTTGTAACGATTGTACAAAATGATTTAGACAAATTTTTAAATGGTGTTTTGGTTACAGATGTAGTGGTTGAATTAACAGAAGAACAACCTGATAATAAAGACTATAATAAAATATTTATAAATGTACAATTTTCGTATAAAGATGTACCAGGTCAAACTTCTGTAGTAATTATAAATAATAATATATGAATCAAATAGTCAATAAAACTTTTAAAGCTAATACTAAGGACGTTTTGTACCTTAACAGAGATTTTACGTCGTTAAAACAACAACTTATTGACTTTACAAAACAGTATTACCCACAATCCTACAGAGATTTCAGTGAAAGTTCACCTGGGCAAATTTTTATAGAACAAGCCTCATTTGTTGGAGATGTTCTCTCTTATTATACAGACTATCAATTTAAAGAAAGTTTTATCCAATTTGCAAATGAACGTAAAAATTTACTAAATCTTTCTACTTTTTTAGGTTATAAACCAAAAGTATCAACAGTTTCATCAACCAGTGTTGATGTGTTTCAATTGGTACCTTCTACTAGAACAAGCGCTGTAAATCCAGAATATGTACCTGATGAAAGATATTGTCTTATACTTAAACCATTTACTCAATTATCTAGCATTTCAGGAGTACCGTTTATTATTGAAGATAGCGTTGATTTTAGTCAAGATACAACATTTTCACCTAGAGAAATAAGTGTTTATAACAGAGATGCATCAGGAGCACCATTATTTTATCTAATTAAAAAAACAGCAAATGTTTATTCTGGAAGAATAGTTACTAAACAAATAAGTTTGGGTGACCCAGAGTCTTTTTTAAAAATAAAATTAGACGAAACTGACGTTGTTAAGATAATAAGTGTCATTGATTCTAATAATAACAACTATTATGAAGCACAATACTTAGCACAAGACACAATTCCAATTGTTGTTGATAATGTGCCGTTAACAAATCAAACACTCTCAAAATATAGAAACGAAACACCTAAACTTTTAAGGTATTTAAGAACACAGAATAGATTTATTACTAACATCGACCAAAATAATTTTACATACATTCAATTCGGTGCTAACACTGAAAATTTTGAAAATACAGTTATCATTCCAAATCCATCTAATGTTGGAGTTGCACTTTCAAATCTCAAAAATTTAAATATAAGTTTAGACGGCACTAACGTTTTAAAAACAAATTCTTATGGATATTCACCATCAAATACAACTTTAACAATAAGCTATATTGTCGGTGGTGGAATTGAATCGAATGTAAATTCAGAAGAAATAAATACAATTCAATTTACAGATTTCTTAAATGATACGTCAGGATTAACCGATAGTGAAGTTATTTTGTTAAATACAATTAAAAATTCTTTACGTGTAAATAACCCACTTTCTTCTACAGGTGGTAACGGTGCAGATACAAATGAAGAAATTCGTTTAAATTCAATTTTAAATTTTTCTGCACAAAATAGAATAGTTACAGAAGAGGATTATTTACTTAGAATATATTCATTGCCAACCTATTTGGGTAATATTGCAAAGTCATATGTAGAAAGTAATACGACCCGTGAAGTACAATATTCAGGGTTAATTCGTGGTATTACTACAACTCAAAACGATGAAATTGTAGATTTAACTCCTTTAAACGCGTTGGATAGAAGAAAATTTCTTCAGTCAAATAATCCATTTACAAATAATTTATATGTTCTAGGATATGATGTTAATAAAAAACTTAGTCAAATAAATCCAGCTACTTTACAAAATTTAGTTTCATATCTCAACAACTATAAAATTTTAAGCGATAAAGTAAATATTATAGATGGTTATATTATTAATATTGGAATTGAATTTAAAATAACAGTTTTTCAAGGATTTAATAAACGGGACGTATTAAATAATTGTATAGAAACAGTTAAATCGTTTTTTAATATCGATTATTGGGG